CGAAACACTTATGAAAACGGAAACGAAAGAAAGGGAAATGCAAATGACTATCGACTGGACGAAGCCGATTGAAACGATAGACGGCGATCCTGTTTTTTATGTGGGGAAAGATAAAAACGGAAAAGCTGTAATCGAGTTTAAACATGCAGATGGTATATATCGCGTAAAATACGAAACAGGGCAAGCCGACTATAAACCAATGAGCGTTCGCAACGTGCCAGAGAAGCCGAAGATTGAAACAAAGTGGATCAATTTGTATGCGCCTATTACAGATTGTGGCTACGATTCAAAAGAAAAAGCGGATAAATCGGCTGCTACATACAGAAGCGGCCTAATCGAAATCACATATAAAGACGAAAAACCAATCGACGTTAAATTGCATCCAGTCGATGAATGAAACATCGTTACAGAATTACAGAAAGGGAACGCAAAAGAGAGAAAATGTTTTGATGATACATCGCCCCCGGCCCTTGGTCTTTGGATCATGGCCGGGGGTTTTTGTGCGTTTAATCATCTTTCAAAGGATATTCACAAAAGATTATCGGTCGAAAATGAAAGATATGAAACGATAATTAGAAAGATACTGGTAAAGATTATCGGTCATTTTTGAGAGTTATGGTTAGAAGATTATCGGTCTAAAACGAGTGAAGGTTGGCCCCGGTTCAAGGTTTGGGAATCGCGCAACATAGAGCGCGGCTCTTGGCCCTTGGACCGGGGTTTTTGGTTTTTGGCGCTAGTTGAATTTTCAAGTTAGCAGGGGGCAAGGTTTGGGGTTGCAGGATTAGGGCGCTTAAACGCGCAAGGAAGGCCCTTGGCGCATGGTTTGGGGTTGGGCGCTATGGTTGGGGCTTGAAACGACGCGAGGCGCTTGGCGGGCGGTTTGTGGCGGCTTGGTATGGGATTAGGTTGTTATGACTGATAGGCTCTAGGATTGATAAAAATGGCCCGTGGTTCGTGTTTACATTAACCCGGTCATTCGCGGCCTTAGTATATTTTCGCTTATCAGCGGGCTTTTAAAGCCTGTTTACGCAGGTTTTGACGTTTGATGTTTTATGTATGGTTAAGTTTATGTTGCACAGATTACATTTTTTTACCCCTGTTTCCACTACTTGGGGAAAGAGACAATATGGTTAAGGTTAAGGTGAAAAAAGGGGAAGTTGTGGAAAATGGCCTCTAAATCTGAAATCTGTGCAAGATTTTGTGCGTTCTGTAACTTGAAAGAAAATAATTTTAGTTTCTAAAGTTAAAATTCAACTTGCGGTCTTGTTCGCTTTGCGCGCTTCCTCTATCTCTCGCGCATGAAGAAACTCGCCTCAAAAAACGTCCACGAAAACGATCTGCGCGCTTGGTTGCGTTCTGTCTGGAGTAAAGGAAAAGGTGGAATTGGTCTGCAATGGATCGAACCGGCAAAAGGTTCTAGCGTCGGTTTTCCTGACGTTTTGATTCCCGTTTGGCCGATACTAATTCCTGTTGAATTGAAAGTTACAAAGAAAGATACGAATGAAAGTTATAGTTCTATTGTTCGCCCGGTTCAGCGACGTTTTCATTTGATAATGAAAGATACAAATTTCATATCCTTCTACATGTTAGCGGTTGGGAAAGTTGACTGTTTTGACGTTTGGCTCTCGCACAATTCTTTCTCGCCTTGGTCTAAAAGCAATTCTCCGGGCGAATTGTTGATCGCTTCTAATCAAACTCGCAAAGCTTCTATTGATCGTTTGCAGCTTTCTGGAGAGTTTTTGCGACTCATGAACAAACATAATCAAGTCGTTATTCAAATTCCCGGCGATAATATTTGACGCGCTTTTATGAAATAAATCATAGAAAGAAAATAATTTGATTATTATTTGAACGAAAAAACTGAAAAAACTTTTGTTTTCCCTCATTCATCGTTTGTCAAATAAAGATTTTTCGCCTAGTTTCCACGAAGCCGGTTCAATTTTAATTTGTTTAAAAAATAAAACCGGCGATTGAAAATAAAATTAGCGTGATTCATGAACGATGAGCCGGAAGAAATGGATCAGTTTGAGTCACTTGATAGATCAAGTTCTAATTCCGCTTCTAATGAAAGAACGCGCCAGATTGGCGTTTTCAAAGGCTCTATAAAAAGGGGCGAAGTTCGCAATCCATATGGCAGGCCGCGCAAAACGTGGACCGCTCGCGAACTATTCGAACAAAAAGTTCGCAAGGATTTAAAAGCCGCTGCGAAAGACTTTGGCGCTGAAGCTCTTACGACAATCGTAAATATCATGCGCGATGAAAACGTGAGCGCGCAACATCGTTTGAGCGCTGCGGCGCAGATATTAGATCGCGGGTTTGGCAAACCGAAGAATGAAACTGAAATTACGGTTGGCGTATATGAGAAACTTTCTTCTGAAGAATTGATTAAGTTCATCACTGGTAAAGAGATAGAAGGCGAAGTTATAGAATCAAACGAACATGAACCAAGAACCGTGGACGATCAAGAAGGGATTGACGAAGATTATCAGAGTAATGAGGACGATGAATCTGGCGCGATGGATGATGAATCATGAACGGTGATGCTTTGATAGCTGGCGTTTGTTTCTTCGCCGTTTGTCTTTGGTTTTATCATTTGTATAAATTTTTTGTTAGGACGCTTTTTAAAGATCGTTGGTGACAGAATAAAATGAAATATTATCTCGATCTTGATCCTCATGAACTTGCAAGCCTTCCGCATCATGAACTTGTTGCGAGAGCCGAAGCAAAAGCAATTTACGACTTACGTAAGTCGAAAGAGGATTGCGAGGAATCATTATCAGAGTTTATCAAACAAGCTTGGCACATTATAGAGCCGGCGCAACCTTATACACACAACTGGCATGTTGATTTTATCGCGCATCATCTTGAAGCAATAACCAACGGCGACATAAACCGTTTACTGATTAACGTGCCGCCCGGCACAATGAAGGCGCTTGATTCAGATACGCCAATCTTGACGATTGAAGGCTGGAAACGTCATGGCGATTTAATGCCGGGCGATTTTGTTTTCGCGCCAAACGGAAAACCGATTCGTGTTATCGCTTGCACGCAAGAGGTTCTGGAGGATAGTTATTGCGTCAAGTTTGATGATAGTTCTGAAATTGTCGCAGGCTCCGGGCATGAATGGGTTATTGAGCGTTATTATGATGGATTGTGGCGCGATGAAATTGTAACGACGCCAGAACTAATACCAGAACATGAATCATCTAAACCGGATCGCATACCTTTTTGCAAACCGCCGCAGTTCACAAATCTAACGGATAATGAAAATCCACCATACAATCTTTGTCATTGCGCCTCAATCAATGAAGATAAACACCGTTTAATTGTTAGCGTTACGTCAGTCGGAAAACGTGTCGTCAAGTGCATTCAAGTAGAAGGCGGAGTTTATCTAGCAGGTCATACGCTTATCGCAACGCATAATAGCCTTCTCGTAAACGTGTTTTGGCCTTCGTGGGAATGGACGCTTGCGCCTAGCACACGATACATATGCACGGCGCACAGTCAGTCGCTTGCAATCCGCGATTCAATTAAAATGCGCCGCTTAATAACTAGCCCATGGTATCAAGAACGATGGGGCAAGCTTGTAACACTAACAAGCGACCAAGCTGCAAAAACAAAGTTTGAAAATACTGCAACCGGGTTTCGTGAAGCCGTTGCATTTGAATCAATGACAGGTGTGCGTGGCGATAGAGTTACCATTGACGATCCGCACAGTGTTGACAGCGCTATGTCGGACGTGCAGCGCGAAACAACCGTAACGACTTTTCTTGAAGCTGTGCCAACGCGCTTAACTAATCCAGACTCAAGCGCCATAGTTGTTATTATGCAGCGCTTGCATGAAGCAGATGTTTCGGGAACGATCCTCGAAAAAAACTTAGGCTACACTCACATCATGTTGCCTATGGAGTTTGATGAAACGCGCCGTTGCACAACGTCACTGGGATGGACCGATCCGCGCGAGCAAGAAGGCGAGTTGTTATTTGAAGCGCGCTTTCCGCGTGAAGTAGTTGAACGCGATAAAGCCGTCATGGGTCCTTGGGCCGTTGCGGGACAATTCCAGCAATCGCCCTCGCCTCGTGGTGGTGGAATCATCAAACGTGACTGGTGGAACTTGTGGGATGAGGATATGGCGCAATCACAAGGTATATCGAGCGCAAACAAATATCCTGTAATGGATTACATTGTTGCTTCACTTGATCCCGCCTATACCGAAAAGAAAGAAAACGATCCAAGCGCATTAACAGTGTGGGGTGTATGGCAAAGGGGTGGACAGAGTGCGCGTCGCATCTTAGGAAGAAGCGGAGACGTTGCAGACATACTTGATGATAGGGACACTATACCATCACTCATGTTAATGACGGCATGGGAAAAACGACTTCCGATACACGGCCCCGATGTTGAACGTATGCCCGGAGAAACAGATTCCCAGTTCAGAATCCGTCAACGTGAAAACATGGGATTGGTTGAATGGGTTATTGAAACATGCAACCGGTTTAATGTTGATACTCTCTTAATCGAATCTAAGGCCAACGGCATATCCGTTGCGCAAGAGATTAAAAGATTAAACCGCACAAACACATGGGGAGTTGAACTTATAAACCCCGGCAGTTTGGACAAGGTTGCCCGTGCATACGCCATCCAGCCAATATTTAGTAACGGGACAGTATATGCCCCCGATAGAGATTGGGCCGACAAGGTAATTACGCAAAGCGAAAACTTTCCAAAGGTCGCTCATGACGATCTTGTGGACTCTATGACTCAAGCTTTGAAATTCTTGAGAGAGCGCAACCTAATCCGCAGACCGGAAGAAATTGTATCTTCTATCCGTAATGAGGGGATGTGGAGACCTACACAAAAACCCCTATACGATTGTTAATTTTTGATATATAAAACAAAGGAGCAGGGTGCTGATAACACCCCACTCCTTCTAATCAACGCCAAATAGGGGTTTGGCTATGACTAAGCAATTTGATATCACTGCCGAATACGTCCGGTCAATACTGGATTACAATCCTCAGACTGGTGTTTTTGTTTGGCGTCCAAGAGCCCCAGATGATTTTAAAGATAAAGGCGGGAAATACACCAAAGAAAGAAGTTGTAAAATTTTTAATAAAAGATTTGCAGGTAAACAAGCGGGGGTTTCTTTGAATAAACGAATTGATCCTTATTCAAAAATAAATATTAACAATAGACAATATTTAGCGCATGTTATTGCATGGTTTTATGTTACTGGTGATTTTCCAAAAGTAGATATTGATCATAAAGACAACAATCCACTTAATAATTCTTTTCAAAATTTGAGATTAAGTTCAAGAACAGAAAACAATGCCAACGCGAAAAAGAGACTTGATAATACCACGGGATTTAAAGGAGTGTGTTTTAATAAGAATGCAAAAAAGTTTTCTTCAAAAATTCAATTTGAGAGAAAGCAAATAAATTTAGGTTATTTTAATTCTGCCGAAGAAGCCTACAAAGCATACTGCGAAGCCGCCAAAAAACTATTTGGCGAATTTGCACGGTTTGAATAACCATGCCCATTGCCGCCAAAGCATATATGGTGATGCGCGCGATTTGTAATCGCGATAACTCGGTTCGATTCCGGGTGGCGGCTCCATGAAAACTTTAACCGAAATGTCTGAGCGCCATGAGGCGATAAAGAAACGGTTAGAGGATATACTTGAAGAATTGCGCGAATCGGACGACCCACAGGCCAAGGCTTTTGAATTGGCGGAGGAGATTGCCTTACTTTTGCGCGAGGCAACCATTCTTAATGTCAACATACAACGCAATGAAAACATTGCGAATTTTCTTTTAAATCAAGATTGTTCCGGCCCCCATTGAAACAGCTTGCGCTAAAAGTTCGGAGCTGGTAGGGCAGGCGTTTCATAGTCAGGAGCATTAGAGCCATGCCCCATGATCCGGCCTTCGGTGTAGAGGGCAAGCCAAAACCTATTCACAAACGATTAGAGATTGTTGCGCCTTGCGTGTTTAACAACATGCCGGAGAGATACTCTGTTGTTTATTACAACACCAATCATTTTTGTCACAAGGTTTTATTTACTGGAACCTTGGACGAGTGTTTAGAGTTCGTGCGGGAGAATATGGCATGACCGGCCAAGATAAAAACTCATTTGACGAACTTTATAAATCATCTTGCAAGCAGCACGATACACCTAATGAATGGGTCAGGTTATATGATCCTTTGAATCATGTTTATAATTGGGTGAGAGTATATGAAGAAAAAACCATACTTATAAAAGAGCACATTTCTTTACTTGAGGTGATAGCCAAATCACTTTTTAGAAAAAAACAAAACGAAGAAAAACTATTCAAAATCAAAACAAGAATTAAAGAAATAGAACAGCGTTTATCGGAAATTGAAGAAGCTGAAAAAAAGGACATAGAACCCATGACCACCATCGGCGAAAAGAGAGTGCGTGTAAAGTTCAATCCGGCACAGTCTGGCGTGGTTGACGAGATAAAGCAAAAGACGGCGGAGCTTATAAACATTTGCAATAAATTCTGCCTTCATAACCCGGATATTTTTTCAGACAAGGAAGCACACCGCCTTGCAACCATTGCAATGGAAAAATACGAAGAAGCCGCAATGTGGGCTGTTAAGGCTGCGACTGTGGAGAAGGAGTGATAAATCATGGTTATGGTATATGCAGGCCAAGAACTTGAAAAGCGGGCAGAGGAGTTTGTAAAAATGTTGAATGAAGATGAAGATAAAGTTGAAACCCAAAGCGATGTCAAAATGGTTATTGACGCAATGACAGCGAAATTTTCGCGCCTTACATTGATGACGGCCCTGCATGGCGGTTACATTGTTTTTGCACAATCCGGCAACGATCAGGTTGTTTTGTTTGCTGGTTGTTTGCGCGAGTGTTTGGAGTTTATGGGCAAGAGTGTAGAGAGGGCGTAATTAACCACGGCGTATGTATGGGGCCATTGGGGGCTAATGGCATGGCGCGGGTCTATACATAGTAACTCAACCCTCGTGGGCCGTGGGTTTTTGAAGGGGAACAAAAAAATGAAATGCGATAAATGCAAATGGGCGGATTGGAATAAAACTAAAAACGGTCGATTGCACCCTGACAAACAAGGTAAATGCACTTATCAGGTAATTGTCCCCGAACTCCCTTACGCTTTTTGTTGGTCTTACGATGGTAGTAAAAAAATTACCCCCATCTGGGGTCAAATTGAAAGAGGACGAGAATTAAAGCAAAACTGCATTTATTACGAGGAATCAAAATGACCGACTATTCCGACTTAATCAAACGCTTGCGCGAACGGTCTGGCGAGTATGATAGCCACAACTGGCACTCTGATATTGAGTTTGAGGCGGCAGATTATATTGAAGAATTAGAAAAAAGAATAGTTCTTCAAGACGAACAGCAAACGAAAGACCTTTGTCTTGACGCTGAAGTTATAAATACACTCAGCTCCCGCATCAAAGACCTTGAACGAGCCCTCAAACCCTTCGCCGAAGACGCAGCGCTTAACACAGACCGGGCCGACGACGCTTATCCGGGGTGCTCAAAGCATAAGGTTAGAGACTTGCGCCGTGCTTTGGAGTTGTTGGAAGGGAAAGAATGAAACCCACAATCCGCCAACTGTTTGAACTGCCGTTTTGGATCGCTTATGCGGCGTGGAACATCATCCTTGATTGGTGGGATGGTGGGTTGGATGATAAAGGAGACGAGTGATGGATATTGATAATCTTGTGAAGCGGCTGAGGGTATGTGAAAAATTTGATCCAGATCAAAAAGATGCAGCCGACCTTATCGAGGCGCAGGCAACTCAAATTGAGGAACTTGAGAAACAAAACGAGTGTTTTATGGAACAATTATCCTTACGTTCCGAAAGCGCTATGCACAAAGACATGCAGGAAATAATGCGGATCAACAATCAGCTTGTCGCCCGCATCACCGAACTAGAATCCGCCCTAGAAAAATTCATCCATTATGACGAAGCGAAAGACGATGACGGCGTTATGATGATGTTGAATTATAATGATGCCATTGAGGCGGCGCGGGCTGTGATGAAAAGGGGAAACGTGATGGTAATTAAAGAGCCGTTAAAACAGGTTGATTATATGTCAGATGACACCCGTATCGCAAAACTTGAAGCAGCGCTAAAAAATGCTCGCGATTTGGCATTAGAAGAAGCAGCGATTGAAATTGAGCGCGTTGGACACAAAGAATACCCAAACAAACTAATTTCTGATGGATATGCGTATACTGTCCGCTCTCTGAAATCTAATTTAGTTATGGAGAACAAAAAATGATCCTCCCCGGACAAACAATCAGAAGCCTTTGTGAGCCAAAAGAGTGGCGTGAGCCTATGGTGTCGCCTTTTTGTGAGAGGGGCGTTGAGGGCGGCATGTCGTATGGGCTGAGTGTTGCTGGCTATGATGTCCGTATTGCTCAGGATATTTATCTTCAGCCCGGCGAGTTTTCTCTTGCATCCACGGTCGAAAAGTTTGCAATACCTATTGATATTTTGGCGAAGGTTGCAGACAAGTCAACGTGGGCAAGACGGGGGCTGGCGGTTCAAAATACTATAATCGAGCCCGGTTGGTGCGGATTCTTAACTTTGGAATTGACGAACCACGGGAAAGAGCCTCTTGAGATTAAGGCAGGAATGCCGATTGCTCAGATCATCTTTCACCGCTTGGAGTCACCGGCTGAGGCTATTTACAAAGGCAAGTATCAAAATCAAGAGGCTGGCCCTGTTGCTGCGAGGTTTGAGAAATGACCAAGTTCCAAGAACTAAAATCCCGCCTTCGCGGTGACTTTCCCGACCAAAAGGACGCCTTGGACGCTGCTGCTGCGATTGAGGAGTTGGAGGAGGCGTTGAGGCCGCTTGCAGACGCTGATGCGATTGAGGAGTTGAAGGCTAAGAACTCCGAACTTGTATTACGTGCGTTTGCACTGCTTTCGTTGCTTCCAGATCATACCACTTGTGAAGATATTCAACGCGCCCGCGCCGCTTTGGGAGAAGACAAATGACTGATCATGAAGAAGACGTTGAAAGCAATTACATCGGTAAGTTGCTTTCTAGGATTGCGGAGCTTGAAGATGCGATTGAGGAGTTGGAGGAGGCGTTGAGGCCGTTTGCCAGACTTAACGATTGCGCTACTGGCGACAAATGGCGTGACTATGAAACACAGTGGATAAATCGTGTTTACGAGACAGATTATGCGCCAACCATTAAACAGCTCCGCCGCGCCCGCGCCGCCTTGGGAGAAGACAAATGACCATCCGACTAACGGTGATCATTGCTGTTATTATGTTCATGGCCCTTGGTTTAGGGTCTGTCATGCGCTTTAGCAACGAGTGCGTTAACCGCCTAAACGGTTTTGTGGTTTTATCTACGTGGCTGCGGCCTGTTTGCATCAAGCAAACGGCGGTGATTGATATTTAAATGCATTTCGCCCCTCTCCCCGAATGCTTGGCTCTTGAGATAATAGCCATCCATGAACGCCGCCGCCTTTGTTTTGAGGCGCTTGACAGGCTTAACGCCACGCTGGTTTTCGCGTATCCTAAGTCCGAGCCTGTGATATTTTGGAGTTCTTCCGAAAAAGAAAGCTAATAAAAATGACCGATCAGCAGATTTTTGAGTGGTCAATGTCCCTAACCGGCGGCGCGTTCGCCGGTTTTTTAACGTGGTTGTTTTTAAACAGCGAGGAATAGGCCATGGTCGGGGACGATCACGAATTACTCTTTAACGCTCTTATGTTGAAGTTTGGCGTCCTTGATTATGTTATTTGGACCCCGGCTTTTGATTTTGTTAGGATTCGGGCGTATAATGATGGCGTATGGCTTGAGGGATACCGGATGGACCCGGTCACATACTTTGGCGCTTAGATTATGGACGATGAAGAACCAAGAATTTCCTTGGACCTGACGCCTCGTCAGGCTGCCATAATCTATGATTTTGTGCTAATATGTAACTGGAATCGCGGTTCTTACTGCAAAGAGCTACGGAATTTGCATGAAGCGCTCTCCGATGTTGGGGGCGCTTTTGCTTTAATCGAGCCGCTTCTGTATAACAAAGACGGAAGCGAGATAGAAATCAACGACATAATTGTGGATTGACCCAATGGATGACGACTTTAAGTTTCTGCGCCACCCTGAAGGTGAAAAGCCCGCTTTGCCAGATGGCGAGACAATTGATCTTGGAGACTTGGGTGATTTTAAAATTAAAGAGCAGGCGTTGGTTATTGATTTGCCTGACGGATCAATCTCGATAAATCTGGGCGGTATTTCTCCCGCCACTGATGAGGAATCCAAAGACCACGACGCCAACTTGGCTCTTCACGTTAATGAAGGCGAGTTAGCCAATATTGCTGAAGAACTTATTCGCTTGATTACTGACGATATTACTCGTCAAGAAAAAAGACTTCAAGACATTAGCAAAGGGTTGGATTTGCTTGGAGTCGAGTTGATTGAGCCCAAATCCGAACCAAACGATGAAGGCTTGTCGGTCGTCAAACATCCTCTTTTGCTTGAAGCTGTTTTGCGCTTTCAGGCCAATGCTCGCGGTGAAATGCTGCCGGCTGATGGTCCGGTAAAGGTTGCAAATGAGGGCGACAACACTAAACAGTTGGACGAGCAAGCCAAACAGCTTGAAGATGACTTAAATTTCTATCTGACATCCGGCGCACCGGAATATTACCCTGACTTTGATCGTATGCTTTTCTCGCTTGGTTTGGGCGGTGAAGCATATCGCAAAGTTTACTGGCATCCGATTAAGCGTCGTCCGGTGGTTGAGACGATTGACCGCAAGGACATTGTCCTTTCAGACGGCGCGGTGTCGCTTGAGGCGTGCGGGCGTGTGACGCACCGCTCACGCATGAGACCCAGCATTGTAAAACAAATGCAGCTTGTTGGCGCATGGAAAGACGTGCCCCTTGGTATGGGTGTTTATTCGCCTGATCAGAATGTTGTTGATCGCAAACTTGATCAGATAACCGGCGTTCAGGCCAAGACTAGCGTTAGCAGCTTAGGCGAGCAAGATCGCGAAATTTACGAATGCTATTGCGAACTTGATCTAAATGGTTTTGAGCATACGGAGGACGGAGAGAAGACCGGACTTCCTCTTCCTTATCGCGTGACGATTGATAAGGATAGCCGCCAGATTTTGGAAATTAGAAGGTGGTGGCAAGAGGGAGATGAAAATTATGTCCGCAAAGAAGTCTTCACGGAATATGTTTTTGTTCCTGCTATGCCGGGCACTAATTTTGGTCTTCTTCATATTCTGGGCAATGCTAGCCGTGCTCTTACGGCTGCTTGGCGCATTACTTTGGATGCAGGAATGTTGGGAAACTTTCCGGGCGGCATCATGGCTCGCTCTACAGGACGCCAGCAAACTACCAACATCCGTGTGGGTCCGGGCCAAGTCGCGCCGATGGATGTAGAGGGCGTTCCGCTAAACCAAGCATTTATGCCCCTTCCATACAAGGGGGTTGACGCGGGCTTTGTTGCGATCATCCAGAATGTTGAGCAAACAGCTCAGCGCGTTGGTATGATTTCTGAAACAAATGTTGGCGAAGGCAGAAGCGACGCTCCTGTTGGAACAACGATTGCGCTGATTGAACAGGCGACCAAGGTTTTGAACGCTGTTCACAAGAGAATGCACGTTGCGCAATCCAAAGAGTTTCAGCTTTTGAAAGAGCTTTTCTTGCGTGATCCGCAGTCGCTTTGGCGCTCTAACAAGAATCCAAAGTTTCAGCAGGACGCTCAGAAGCTGCAAGAGGCTCTTGAGAACAAGAACATTGTTCCGCGAGCCGACCCCAACACTTCAAGTCAGACAATGCGCATACAAAAAGCAATTGCCGTGTATACGCTTGCACAGCAAAACCCGCAGGCTTTTGATCAGAGGGCTGTTTACGCGCGCATCTTGAGCATGATCGGTATTGATGACGCTGAGGAATTGTTCACCAAGGCTCCGCCTACGGCTCCGCAGCAGGATGAAAGCAAGATGCTTTCCGCCAAGGCTGCCGTGATGAACGCTCAGGCCAAGATGCTTGATACGTCGATTAAGGCGCAGCAAGCTCAGGGGGATATGTCCCTTAAAGCTGCTCAGCTTCAGACGCAGAACATTGAGGCTGCGACCAAGCGCAAGATTGCTCAGACGGATGCTCAAAATCACAGGGCTGACAGAGAAGGCAAGATTGAACTTGAGAAGTTGAAGCTGGATCAAACCAGAATTGTTCACCGCGATAAGCTTCTTCACGACCAGCAGAACAAGGGCTTGGACCTTGAGCGGGCAATGCGCGAGAAGGTTGCTGATTTAACTCATGAACGTCAGCAGTCTGCTTTGGATATGGAGCATGATCATATTCAAAACGCTATGCAGATTGCTAAAGACAGGAATGAGGCTCAGGCTCAGAGGGCGCACGATCTACAGTTGGCTCGCGAGCAGGCGATGATGAATAATTTGGCTCAATCTTCAGAGTCTGAAGGTGAATAATTATGGACGACGGCAAAAATCTCCCATTAATGGCTCAGACACATCCTGATGATGAGATAAGCAACGCGCTTCGTATTGCGCGGGAGACTTTGCCTCAGAAAGAATATGAGCCTTTTGGCGTTCTTCCTTTAAGAGAGGATGAGGGCGGCATTCACTTTGATCCATATGCTGGCGCTTTGGGTGCTGTAACAAGACCTTTGAAATATTTTAAGGAGACGATGACCGGCGAAAAGCCGATGGATGTTACGTCACCTGAAGCTATTGAGGCTGCGATTAATTTAGCTGGCGGTATGACGCTTGGTTCTGGCGCTTATGAAGCACCTGCTGGCGCGTTGAGGGCCGGGTTGATCAGACCTATTAGGGCTTATCACGGCTCACCGCATTTGTTTCCACCGACAGAGCGCAATCCGCTTGGCGAGTTTGATTTATCAAAGATTGGAACTGGCGAAGGTGCGCAGGCTTTTGGTCATGGGGCTTATTTGGCTGAATTAGAAAATATTGCCAAAAGTTATCGCGATGCACTTAATGTAAAAGATGATTCTTATATTGCACGATTGATGGGTGATGCTTTTGGAATTGATGAAGCTATAAAAAGAGTTAATGACCGTAAAAATAAAAATCCAAATGTAATAAACGAGTTAAAAAAATGGAAAAGTTCTGGCATTGCGCCAGAACTTAAAAGTGGACATATGTATGAAGTAGACATTCATGCTGATCCAGAACATTTGCTTGATTGGGATAAACCTCTTCCCTTAAAAAACCCAATAAGAGAACAAATTGCAGAGCTTTCAATGAAAGCAACAGGAGAAAATTGGCCTGAAGCAAGAAACGCTGGTAGAGATGCAATGCGTGCCGCCTTAAATGAAAATTTAACAGGTGAGGGTGCATATCATCAACTTTCAAAATTATTTCAAACCAGCGAACATCCTTGGGAAAAATTTAATTTATCTCCAGAAAATACTTACAACATAAAAGAAGCCGCTTCTAAGTCTTTGCTTGAACAAGGCATCCCCGGCATAAAATACCTTGACGCCGGTTCCCGTTCCGCAGGCGAAGGTTCCCGCAACTACGTCATTTTTGATCCAAGCATCATAGAAATCTTACGCCGTTACGCTTCCGGCGGCCAAGTTTCGGATGACATCAACGACGCTCTCCGTGTTGCCAGACACCGACTTCAATCCGGCGGCGTCCCTGAAGGCGTTCCTGACGAAGCATCTCAAGAAGCGTTTCTACAAGAACAACTCCAAGGCTCTGCCCCTCAATACGACCCTGAAGCCGGTCTCCAGACCGCCAAGGAAGCTGGCCGCGCCATTGCCCAAATGACCACGCCCGGCGCTCTTGCTGACATGGCCGGTTATCTTGGCGGCCCTTCGGCATACGAGAATCTTCGTAATCAGCATTACATTGACGCGGCGCTTCAATTGGCGTCGGTGATTCCGGGTGCGGGGGCTGTAGCAAAAGGAGCTGCGTTAGCGAAAGCCGCACCATTATTGGCTGTTGTCCCGACATCCATAGCAAAAACGATTGGTAAAAAATCGCTTCCTGAAACTTCTGAATTTTTACGAGCTGTTGAGACAACTCCGGGGGCTAGAATTGAAGAAGGTTCTTTGGTTATGCCCGTTGTTCGCGGTCAAAAGCCGGAACAGGAATTGTCTCAATCTGTTAGGGGCGGAGTATTTTATTTACCAAAAGGCGACAAAAACGCCCGCTATTACGGTGGTTCTTGGAACTATGGAGGCAATCAAAAAATACAAGGCGAAACGGCCTTTAATAATCCGTTGGTGGTTAAAGGCGCTACCGGCGGAAAAGCGCCAGAAACTGCTTTTGCCATGCTTAACGGAAAAGATGCTTTAAAAAAACTTCAAAAAGACGTTCAATCCGTAATTAATGAACAAATGTGGATGACAAGGCAAGACCCGTCTTTATATCAAGAAAGAGTTGAAAATCTTCTTGAGAGTTACGGCGCTGATCCGTCAATTGCTTCTTATTTGATAAAAAACAGCAACAAGGGGAATCAATTAAGATACGCCCTACAAGAATATATTATTGGCAATTCGGCAAGAAGGGCTGGATACGATTCCATTTTAGGTTATGGAGTAAAAAGAGACACTGCAAAAAGTCCGTTTTTTTCGGAAATTTTTGATTTAAGAGAAAGTCATTATCCCTCTCCGTCTGGAGAATATAGACTTCATCCAGAATTTGTTCCTCAAGAACCATCACCAAAAACATCTTATGAATGGGTCTCCCCAACCATGGGCGCTGGCCGTAGTTTTAAGACCGAAAATAAGGCTAGGAAAAATATGCCAAGTGGCGCGCGGTTAGTAAAAACTATTCTTGAAGACCCAATTAAAAATATTCCAGTTGAAAAATCCAATGGCGGCGAAGTCAATTCTGCACTAGAATTAGCATCCCAGATCACTGATCCACGGACCTTTTCAAAGAAAATCGGCGGCGACAATGAATGACGATATTGCAAACGCTCTGAGACTTGCTCGCCGTAGGATGGACGTTGGCGGTGTGCCTGAAGGCGTGCCGGATGAGGCCAGCCAAGAGGCTTTCCTAAAAGAGCAGTTGGCTGGGTCTGCGCCGCAATATGAGCCTGAAGCCGGGATGCTGACGGCCAAGAAGGCTGGATTGATGGCTGCCGGCATGGCTCCGGGTATGGGCATTGCAAGCGCCGTGGGTGAGTTTCCGACTGCTGAGGGCGGTAAAGAACCGTCCATGGCCGAGGATTGGCGCAAGGGCGAGTATTTGTCTGCTGGCCTTAAGGGGCTTGGCGCTGCTGGTGATATTGCTTATGCGACGCCGGTTGTTGGTCCCGTGCTGGGCGCTGCGATGAAGGCTCCTTTGGCGGCAAAGCTGGCTATGGCTGTTGCGCCGATGGCGAAGGTCGCTGGTAAGGTTGAGCCTGCTCTTGAAGCGGCTGTTGAGGCCGCCCCTCAATTAACAAAAACTCAATCTCAGGCCGCTATGAAGGCGGCATGGGAGTCTGGCGAAGGCAATGCTGAAAAATTCAGGAATTGGCAACATCAGTGGAACATTGAAGAAGCACCAAAATATCCAAAGCAGGAGCAGGTTGCTCAAGAAAAACCACGACCTGCAACGATAGGCCACAATATGGGGCCGCCGCTGCCGATGGTTCCTCGTGTCACTAATCCTCTTGGCATGTATTCTGCCGCCGCTGAAGCTGCACGGTCTCTCCCTCAAGAAAAGGGGCCGTTGCAACAAATGCTGGCGACCATGAAAGACGTGTCACCAGAGGAAATTCAATGGTCTGGTGTTAACGAGGCGTTTGCCGGTCGTCCTTCTGTCACGCGCGAGGAATTGGCAAAGCATTTTGAGGGCCGTTTGCCGGGGGTTGAGGAAAAAGTAATAAGAAGTTTTGATGTTGAACATCCAGATAAGACAATAGACAAAGCGCAAGAAGCAGTAGAAGACGCATACGATAGACTTGAGCCTATTCAAAATCAATTTGAACAAACTCTTTATGAAAACGGCATTGGAGATTCAAACACATTATTTCAATTAAGCATTGGAAGATTAAAAATAGAAGATTTACCAGAAGAAATTTTGCCACTAGCAAATGAATGGTCAATTCTACAAAAACAATGGTCTGACGCTGGAAAAACATACGAAGATTTAAAGAGAAATAGTGTTTCTGCCGAAAGAGAATGGAGATTACAGCGAGATAGCGAACAAAGACCAAAATTTAAAGAATACACAATCCCCGGCGGTGAAAACTATCGCGAAGTTGTTCTTCATACAACCCCTTCAACTGAAGGAGCAGCAGGCTTAACGGTTGATCAAATTGCAAGAAGGCTTGGATATAATGGATGGAACGACTTTTTAACTCCTGAACAAAAAGAACTTGTAAAT